AAATAGCATCCTCTGGGATACCCTATGATCTTAGACTTGAATGATTCTTGACCTTCATAATAATTTGATGAGTAAATGGCTGTTCCTAAATCTTCTACTGATTGAATATATTCAGCAGTTATAACCTCAACTATCATTTCTTGCCCCTATATAACCAGATATAGATCGAGACCATTGTCATCAATATAAAGTTTATAATAAATCCCAACAGCCGCATAACTTTCTCTTTGATGCCTTTCCCTTCTAGTATAAACGTCAAGCTGTCTCTAAGCATCTCAATGAATAGCTTCATAGTCCGATTACCTCTTTAATGACGATATAATGAAGCTTAATATATTAAAGCGGAGGTGGCACATGTAGCTCTTCGATGGTGGTGGCATCATACACTATTTTTCGCCTAGCTGCAAATTCGCTAGCTATAGTTGAGCGTGCTTGGCCGTATTGCAGCAGTAGCATAGTCATTTCTTCTATCGTGGAAAATGCGATTGGTGTATTAGCCATGCTAATTAAACTTGGTAGCGGTAGCCCTAATGCAGCTGCTTCTTTAGCTAATGAAAAAACGCCTACCAAGAGGGCGACATCAGAAGGAGTAATGCCAAGATAATAGCCTTGACCAGAATCCCAACCAATTTTTTCTAAAGCTGTCCATTCATTGTCTATATTTTGGAACGACCATGCTTTTGCTTGAGAAAGAGGATCTGGTGCAGCAGTTGTATTATAATTCCATACTTGATCAGAAAGATTAGATATAAATTTGCCAATTTCTGAATCAAGTAAAACTGGCATGGTTATATTTCTCGAAACACCATCTGAATCTGTTTTTATCAGATTTATGTTAAAGATATCCTCTGTTGCTATTCCAGAAGCATCTATTCTATTTGTCAAAATAATACTTAAACTTAACATTTTTTTCTCCTATACTTTTATAATGAAGTTAACAACTATTGATGGTAGCATAATTCCAACTGGAGTTCCACTTCCTGTGTAAGAATTCGTCACCGAATGCGTATGATTGGCACTTTCAGTTCCAGTAGTAGTGCCATGGCTATGATCTACATTAACTCCTTGCGTATTCGGAGTTCCATTAGCACTTCTATTAGCCCCATCTCTTAAACCATATGAACCAGATGACCCCACATTTCTTCCCCAACCGTGTGTATGATCCGCAGATACTGTGCCGCTTGTTCCTGTGTGTGTATGATTGGCACTTTGTGTTCCTACTGAAGCAGTATGAGTATGAGATGCCATATTAGCTTCAGATAATGTAGCTGTTTCTGCACCAACATTTGATCCTAAAGTTCTAGCAGTTAATGAAGCACCTGTTCCAACTCCGATAGGACATCTTCCACGCATATCAGGTAAGGTGAATGTAGAGTTAGAATTACCAGAACCATAAGTAGTGCCGATAATTTTAAATAAATCTCTATAAGCACTTCTGCTTACAGCATCGCCATTACATATCAACCATCCGTTTGGTGCGGTAGAACCAGCAAACAATCTTATGACTCCAACAGGAGTAATAGATGATTGCAAACCTTGAAAAGAACTACCTTTTGGCGAGTTAGTTGGTATCATGTTGTAAGAAAAAGATCCAGCCAATTATTCTCCTAAATTTTTATAATAAAATTAACGACTATTGATGGTGACATAATTCCAAATGCAGTTCCACTTCCTGTATTTGCGTTTGTAACTGAGTGTGTGTGATTGGCACTTTCTGTTCCTGTGGTAGTGGTATGGGTATGGTTTTGTTGAATGCCACCAGTACTGGGTTGACCAGAACTACTAGCTGTGGCTGAGTCAAATAATCCATACGAACCACTTGTACCCACTGTATGAGAAAAGTTGTGTACATGATTTGTACTTTCACCTCCGCTTGTTCCTGTGTGTGTATGTGTAACACTTTCTGTTCCTACTGAAGCAGTATGAGTATGAGATGGAAGATTAGCTTCAGACAATGTTGCTGTTTCTGCACCAACATTTGATCCTAAAGTTCTAGCAGTTAAAGAAGCACCAGTTCCAACTCCAATAGGACATCTCCCTCTCATGTCTGGCAAAGTAAATGTATTATTGGAATTTCCAGAGCCATATGTTATACCTATAATTTTAAATAAATCACTAAAAGCTATTCTGCTAACAATACTTCCATCACAAATTAACCATCCAATTGGGGCAACTGAACCAGCAAACATTTCAATTACACCAGTTGGTATAATAGGTGTTTTTATAGGCTCAAACGAACTTCCCTTTGGAAGGTTAGTCGGTATCGAATTATAAGAAAAAGATCCAGCCAATTATTCTCCTATGTTTTTATAATAAAATTAACAACTATTGATGGTGGCATAATTCCAAATGCAGTTCCACTTCCTGTATTGGAATTTGTTACTGAGTGTGTATGTGTAGCACTTCCAGTTCCGAATGTAGTTGCATGAGTGTGACCAACAGAATTCCCACCTGTTTGCGGTGTTCCCGAACTACTTGCAGTAAGTGAATCTATAATACCAACTTGTGCCCCAGTAGTTCCTATAGGTGTTCCATAACTGTGTGTATGATTAGAACTATGTCCACCGCTTGTTCCTGTGTGTGTGTGGTTGGCACTTTGTGTTCCTACTGAAGCAGTATGAGTATGAGAAGGTAAATTGACTTGTGCTAATGTAGCTGTTTCTGCTCCTACATTTGATCCTAAAGTTCTAGCTGTTAAAGAAGCACCTGTTCCAACTCCAATAGGACATCTTCCACGCATATCTGGTAATGTAAATGTGGTATTAGAATTACCAACACCGTAGATTGTACCTATAACTTTAAATAAATTACTATAATCACTTCTACTAACAGTACTTCCATTACATATTAACCACCCATTTGGTGCAACTGAACCAGCAAACATTTGTATGCTGCCAGATGATATAATAGTCTCTTGAACTGCTTGAAATGCAGATCCTTTTGGAGAGTTAGTTGGCAACATGCCATAGCTAAGCGCTCCAGGCATTTAGTACGCTCCTCCCATTACACATACTTGTAATGCTGTTGTGCTAGCAGTAGTAGTAACACTTACAGAGGCAAAAAGCTTAAATGTGGATGGTAAAACAAGAGGGTTAGCAAAAGTCAAAGTACTAGTGAATCCGGCGACTGTTGTCGATGGTGTTACAGCGGTCACAAGTATTTCAGTAAACAAGAAAGCTGTGGTGCCGTCGTGTACCCATATACCCACAATATTACCAGCGGTAGGTGCAGTAAAAGATGTAGAGCAAGCATTGACTTGAATAGCATCTATTCTTAGTCCATTAGTAGAAGTCGGCACAACTTCGATGATGTTAGCTGCTGCCAATGAAGCAGTTGCTGTTGGGCCTCTAGTTGTACAAGCTGTTTGTGCTGCGAGAGTTTTAGCTACAAAGTATGGTGCTTGCGCGAATATTGGTGTTGCTGTTACGGGCATAGTTATAAACCTCCAAAATTGTTAGCTAGATAGATTTTATCGCCGATTCCTGTTGTTCCTATGGTTCCTTGGTTTCCTTGATTTCCTTGGTTTCCTTGATTTCCTTGGTTTCCGGTGGTTCCGGTTGCTCCTTGATTTCCTTGGTATCCTTGATTTCCTTGATTTCCGGTGGTTCCTTGGTTTCCCTGTGAGCCGTTTATTCCTTGGTAACCTTGGTTTCCTTGATCTCCCTGTGAGCCTTGATCGCCTTGGCTTCCTTGATATCCCTGTGAGCCTTGGTCGCCTTGTGATCCGCTATTTCCTTGGTCGCCTTGATATCCTGCTCCCTGATATCCTTGATCTCCCTGTGAGCCTTGGTCGCCTTGTGATCCGCTATTTCCTTGGTCGCCTTGCGATCCTGCTCCTTGATATCCTTGATCTCCTAGGTTACCTTGGTTTCCTTGGTTGCCGATACTTCCTTGGTCGCCTTGCGATCCTGCTCCCTGATATCCTTGATCTCCTAGGTTACCTTGGTTTCCTTGGTCGCCGATACTTCCTTGGTCGCCTTGCGATCCTGCTCCTTGATATCCTTGATCTCCTAGACTGCCTTGGTA